TCGTTAAAGAAGCTGAACATATCTTTCACATTTGCTGCATTCTGTGTAGTAACAAAGGGATAAACCTTGTTCTTCTCAGTAGCAGTAGCTGGCGTGATTGAAGAGTCAGAAATCTTATGATATCTTTTCAAAACTTGACGAATTGATGTGACTACTTCTCCCATTGCCAACCTGTTTGGTTTCGCATCTGTGAAAGCATTTGTTTTGAAGAGTGGATCAGCTCGAGATTGAGCTGTCATTCTTGCTACAGATTCGATTTGCTTTCGAGTGTAGAAGGCAAATTGGAAATCTTCGTCCGCACAAGTTTCCACTACAAATTCAATAGAAGATGCAGCGGTATCAGGATTACGGAGTTTGTTCAAAACTTCAATGTAAATCATCCCTGTTGGGGTTTCATAACATTGAGCGTCAGGTTGGTCTGCATTCACTTTGTGAGTTGCATTCCAAAGCGCGTTTGATACAAATGGCACAGAGAATGAAAATTCCGTTGTGTCACGAAGATCAACAATTTTTGAATAACAGAAGTCTCGATTGATTGATGTGAGTGGTGTTGATAACAGAGCACCGGGTGCGAAGATGATTCTAATCCTACCTGAATGGAACGGTGTCTTAGCTACAAGAAACTTATAGCACAAACCCCCTCTCCAAAACTCAAAAGTTTGAGATAGGTAAGATAAGAATGTGTGATGGTTAGTAACATTGCCCGAGTTGATGTACTTTTTACAAGAACTCGGATGTACAGGCCATGCCCACAATTGTGTTCCAGGTGCCGAAGCATCAGTCATGTCGAATCTATCAAGATAGATCCATCTAGACGTGATAGTTGAGATCGCCATCTCATCTTCTTCAGTACCGAACACATTTGTAGGTGTTTCAACGGCATTTCGTGCATCCAAACCTAAAGGCTTAGATAAACTTTTACCATTGAAATTTGCCATGTTTCGTACATACGTTACATTCACTGCTGTTTCAAATTCGGGGTCTGTTGGTTTTGACCAACCGAAAATTCCTGCAACTTGAGCTGCGGCATCTGCTGCCCAGCTCACAGTTTTGGAAAATTCTCCCAAGATTGGAACATCATTGAATCTCTTCGAAATTCGTCCTGTAGTTTTCAATAGAGTTTCTACGTCGCCTGCTTTCTTCTCACCGCCTGATTGGGCTGTGAAAATAGGCATTCCTGTAGGCATCTCTAGAGATACGTTTTCATAGTGCGCCCATAGCGCACCATCTACGCTAGCCTCACCAGTTAATTGAGAGTAAACTTTACAAAGAACTGTTCCCATATCACCTGATTGCGTAATCAGATCATAATGAGAAAGAGGGCACATAAATGGAATTCGCATTTCTACAGAAGTAACTTCTGCAATGTTCATTGTTACGTGTCGGTATCCAGATACCCCACCGAAGTGAGTTAAACTGGATGGTTGTTCGGTTAGTTGATTTCCAAATGGATTGAAAAACAACATCAAGATACCAGCATTGAATGGTTGTGCGTTAACTTGTAGACGAAGAACTAAATCTCCTCTAAAGTAACGAAAACCCTCAAGTTTGGACTTGATCATTGTTTTGTTCATCCATACGTTTGGATAAGGCACAGCAGGGAGCAAATCAGTAAAAACTAAATCTGCACTCGTCCATTCAAATTCGTTCATGATGATTGGTCTCGCAAAAATATCAATAATGGTATTTTGCAAGTCATCTTGAGCGCCATGAATATATGTCTCATCAATCGACAAAGGTTGAATAATAGCTTCCGCCATTTTTCCATCTTCGTTGAATTCAACTGTCTGTTGGTTTTGAGCGACCTTAACATTATCTGTTAAGAGGCTCGGTGCAGTATTGTTAGTGTCAGGAACTACTGCAGATTCACTGGACAACGTGTTTGTTTGTGTTTCGTTAAGTCAATTCTTTTTCATCTGAATTTAGGCTAACTTAGACCGTCAATACGATGCACCAGATAAATATCCTATTATTTTAAAGTGAGCAAACATTTATCACTAGGGCTAAATAACCCTCTCACTGCGTTACAAGTGCTCCAAAGGAGAATATAACACACTCCAGCAGGATTTGCTGCTATTTTCTTATGGTGATATGAAAATAGCCCCGATCACGGAGTTTTGGGTTTCGGAATCTTCATTCGAAAGAGATACAAGGATCCGACATCTTGTATATCCTTTGTCAATGTTTAGATCAACTTATTAAACTCATCAAGTTGATAAGCCTCATAAGTTAAGAAATACACTGGGTATTTCTTGCTTACAACCTTTCGAGCAACCTCGAATGGTGGTAGTTCACGATCAAACACTTCCTTTGGGTGTTGGGCAAGTTCACGGACAGCTTGCTCCAGATTCGATGCTGTCAACTCATATGTATCCACTTTCCCGTGGATCCACATAGGCATTTCGCGAATCGTCTCTAGAGCAAGAGGAGCTCGCCAACGTTGCTGGACTGTATCGAACCTAAAGGATCGCTTGAGGAAATTAATTTCATCAAGGGATCTATAGGGTACGATATTGCCTGTCTTTGCTTCATCGGTATATGTCATTCCGAGCGCCAGGTACGCTTCAGTAATAGTGACTTGGTTAAACCAGTCAATAATACTATTCGAAATGCACCACACATCATCGTCTCCATAATTCACGTGTCTAACGTATTTATGAAAATGAGTCAATGGAGTCATTTCTTTTGCATACTTCATGGCACACAGAATGTATACATACCGTGCCGACAAAGAATGATATGTGCAGTTCAAGATGGTAGTCATAGGACATCCAGAAGGCTGAGAATGATTCCACATGTAAAACACGTTTCCTGAAATGTGAATTGAATTAACAATTTCACACCACAGTGCGCGTCTTACAAGATTATCTTCCTCAGAACCCTGGTACCATGCATTGATCAACTCAAGACATTCCCACAGCATTTCAGGATGGAGAGTTCCATCATAATTAGAGAAATCACCTGCCAAAACCTTATTACCAGTTTGTGTCAAGTGATCAACTAAGTATGACCAATCTCTCGAGTATACGTTTACTCCAACACATGATTCAAAATCAATTTTGTTGCGGGTCATGTGAGCAATATAGCCAGCAAAGTATTGCCTGAACAATACAGTGTAAGCCATCTCGCCACACGAGAACAAACGTGTTTTCCCTGCTTGAACCTTATCTAAAGTTCTTCGCTCATCCTTCAACGTGTCCGTCCAGATTGTCGAGGGTCTGATACCCTTCCTGCATTTTGCAAGAAGATTATCATAGGCACTCCTTAGCATAGGGTTGGTAAAATCATATTCACCATCTCCTAGCCAAGCAGTCTTGCCCTTTCCTTTCTTATCCCATCCATAACCTGGAGAAGTACTCCTTTTCATGGGGGGATAACAGTCGTCACCTTCTTTTCCAGCAATTGCCTCTTCATAAGTCAAAAGCTGGGCATCTTCGTCTCCACTGTCAATCATTTGGATAAAGTCTCTCACACACGATGTAAGAATATCTCTATCCAAAGGAGCAGCAATAGGACTAGCTTTTGCTCTTGCATTGACCATAGGGTCAACTCGAACCCCTTGTGCATTCACAAAGGGTGCAAGCTTAGCAGGTGCCATTGTGGGTTCTTGAATCAGTCCGTGAACGGGTGATTCAAAAATCCGAGTGTTGACATTGGCATGAATTCTGGTTGCGTCTTTTCCAATCTGGTAAAAATTACCGATGAATGGTAAATGCGCAAACCAACTCATGCTTCCGTCAGGTTGTTCAGAACAAGTGAGATCCAACATATCGCTATGTGTTTGGATCTCAGGACTCATTCTAGATTCGTCGAACTTAGGTGTGATACGTGCCTCCAAAACATTCAAAAATGCTTTGGTGACAGGAGTACCAAACCCGGTCCACCGAGCCGCTACTGTTCCTCCGCAGTGGATACCAAAAATTTTATTGCTAAAATCTTTGTCAAATGCTACGAGAACAGCACCACAGTCTCCTGATGTTGTTTGGATATTGTATTTGAATACTCTACGTACCTTCAAGATTACATTATCCCTGCCATCATCCACTTCAAATTCTGTATCAACAGCAGCCACGTCATTACCGAAATATTGACGCACGCTGATCTCAGAATCTGGAATGTATCCAATAGCGCTGATTTGTTTCAATGTATTGAATCTAGAGAAATCGTCTCCTGTCATAAACTTAGAAGAAATATCACGATGCGTATGAACTACACGAGGCAGTTCAATCATCATGACATCTCTTTTAGCATAGACAGAAGATTCATCGTCTTCAACTGTTGCCATAGCACATGACATCAGATTGAATTCAATACCTTGAGGGAATGAAGAATTTCTAATTCTCCACTCTGTCACATGACGTTTAATCAAAACGTGTTTATTAATGATCGCAAGACGACCCTTAATAACAGTCAGATTAAGCATATGTGACCATTCACCGTTCTCCTTACATTCAAGCTTATACATGTTCTTATATACAACGTTCACTACTTCGGCAGCGTTTTGATCTACAACAGCTTGGGCATTAATGCCCTCCAG